AGTGAGCGTTGCCGCATACTGCGGATTAAGAACGCGGTTCATGCGCCTGCGGTATTCCCGCATACGGTCTTTGTCCCGCTCCTTGATACTGCCCACAATCTCAATTTCGCGGCTTTCAATGCGGTTTCCTAAATAGGTGTCGCCATCCTGTCCCATGCTGTTTATGCTGTAAATGGCGTTGCGCACGTCGGAAAGGCCGCTAACCTCGTTCGTGTGATAAACGGAAGCGTGGGAAAAGACAAGGCTTTCCCCACGCTCATTCGTGTAAGTCAGTATTTCAATTTTTCTTGCCATTATGCCATTACCTCCCGCGCAATCATTCGGAACTGCTTTGCCGCCTCGCGCTGTTGCTGTGCGTAGCTGGTTTCGTTCGCATAGATGTTTTGAACCACTTGCACGCCGCCGCCGTTGTCATTGCGCCGCACGCGGCCGGAAGGCTTGCTTTCCTTCGGCACGGTTGAAGCCGTGGCGTTGCGGATCGTCTTTTCAACGTTCATCATTTCGCGGGCGAAGCCGTCCCCTAAACCTTCGGCCATGTATGCGCCGATCCCCGCAAACACCTTCGACGGGGAAGAAATCTGCATTTCAGCTTCAACCGCCGCCACGATCGCGCGCATCATGGATCGCACGTTGCTTTCCAGCCAGCTTCGCATATTCTGGAAGCCCTGCCAAATGCCGCGCACCATGTCTTCACCCGCGGCCGTGAATTCGGAAACAAAGCCGTTTATCGCCGTAAGGATCGGTTGCACAATCTGCGGAACCTTCGCCGTGATTTCGGGTATTCCCTGCACCATGCCGGACGCTATGGCCTTGTCGATGTCCACGCCTGCGGTTCGGAATTTCGGTTGCTGGGCGGTGAATGCGGTTATAATCGGCTGTACGATCTGCGGAACAATGTTCGTGATATTCGGCACGCCGGACACCATGCCCGAAGCGATATTCTTTGAAATATCAATGCCGATCTGCTTGAACTGCTGGGCCTTCGCCGTTAAGCCCGTTACCACGCGTTCCACAATGGCCGTTACCGCACCGTCAAGCGCGCCGATATTCGCTATGATACCGTCATTGACAGCGCGCACGGCCTCTTCCGCGGTGATCGCGCCCGCGCTTCCCATTGCGCCCTGCATGTCTGCGGAAACGCCGGACATTTCGCCGCCGAAGCCTTCCCCAACGCCCGCGGCCATGTTGCCGCCGATGTCAGCGAATACCGTTGACGGGGAATGAATGCCCAAGAAGTTTTTGACGCTCGACACAATGCCGCTGAAAAATCCGGACACCTGTTCATATAGCCATGAAGCCGCGTTTTGAATACCCTGCCAAATGCCGGAAACAATGTTGCCGCCGATCTCAACAATCTTGTAGGCCAGCGATCCGAACGCCGATACAATGCCTTCGATGATCTGCGGAACCGCCTTCACGATCTCAACAATGATTGTCGGCAAATTCTGAATGAGCGCGACGAACAGTTGCACGCCCGCCATGATAATTTGATCTATGTTCCCTATGAGCGCGTCGCATATCCCGCCGATAATCTGCGGGATCGCGGCGACAATGGTTGTGATGATCTGCGGCAACGCTTGAATGAGCGCAACCAGCAAATCAATTCCGGCTTGAATGATGATCGGTATATTTTCCATAAGGGCCGTAACAATGCCGTTGATGATTTCCGGAATGGCCGCCACAATCGCCGTTATGATCTCCGGAAGCGCGCCTACAAGGGCCGTTAAAAGGTCAATGCCCGCTTGAATGATCTGCGGTATGGCCGACAATAGCCCGTCGATAAGGCTTGTAATCAGCGTGGGCAATGCCTCGATCAATACAGGGATCGCCGCAATGATACCTTCGGCCAGCCCCATAACCAACTGCAACGCCGCGTCAATCAGCAAGGGGATATTGTCGATTAACGTTTGCACCATTGCAACCACAACTTCAACGATCTTCGGCAACAGTTGCGGCAAGGCTTCACCGATCCCGTTTGCCAGCGCAAGGATCACTTGCACCGCCGCTTCAAGAAGCAGGGGTAAAACACTTATAAGGCCGTCAATCAGCGACAAAATAATGTCGGTTGCCGCCGTAGCAATGGCGGGTAATGCCGCAATCAGTCCTTCCACAAGGGCGGTTATCATGTCCACCGCCGCCGCGCTGATTGCCGGAAGGCTTGCAACCAGCCCGTCAACCAGCCCTAACACGATTTCGGTTGCAAAGTCTGTGATTTTCGGAAGTATCGTTGAAAACTCTTCCACCAATCCAGCAAGGGCCGTTCCGAACGTGTCTGCCATCTTTGAAATATCGCCGTTTGCGGAAGCCGCGCCCGCTGATACCTCATTGACAAAATCGGAAAGGGCGGGCAACGCCTCTTCACCGATCGGAAGTACAAAATTTGTTTTCAATACGCGTCCAAGTCCGGACATTGCCGATCCGAAATCATCATATTTGACTTCGTTGATCGCGGAAAGTGCGTCGGTTGTGGTGCTGATTTCCCCGTTTAGGTTCGTCAACGCCTTCATGCCCTCAACGCCCAAATCCTCCCACATAGTCCCGAACAAGGCAACGCCTGCCGCGTTCTGCGCTAAAGGATCATCCATTGCGAACAGGGCCTTTGTAACGTCGTCAAAGGCTTTTGCGGCTTCGTCACCGCCTGCGGCGAAGGCCGCGGACATATCTTCCGCGGAAAGGCCGATTGCGGCAAACGCCTGCATTGTGCCGTCGCTTCCGTCTTTCGCTCTGATCCCGAATTCCTTTACCGCGTCGCCCAGCTTGTCCACGGAAAACGTGCCAGCTTCCGCGCCATTCGCAAAACTGTTGAACATGTCTTCCGCGTCCAGCCCTAAAGACTTGAAATGCACGGAATATTCGTTGATACTGTCCAGCAAATCCCCGTTTTTATCAAGCCCATTTTGCGCGCCCTGCGCGACAAGGTTGAATGCCTCTTCGCCCGTCATGCCGAATTGATCCATAAGCATATTGACGGCGCGCATTTGCTCTTGAATATCAAAGCCGAAAGTGTCCCGAAGCATAAGGGCGTTTTGTGTCATTTCTTCGATCTTCGATGGATCAACTTCGCCGGAAGTCTGCGCCACCGTCGCCATTGCCGCGGATATATCTTCAAGGCTTTCACCGAAATTGTTGTTGTATATCCGCAACATAGCGTCTTCAAACCCGTTTGCGGCGGCTTCCGCAATTCCCGTTGACGCTTCAAAATCGTTCACCGCGCCTTTCACTTCATCAGCGAAGCCCACGGCGTACCCGATCCCCGTAACCATTGCCGTTCCGATCGCGGCAACACCAACGCCAATCGCCTTCAATCCCGTTCCCAGCGCACCCGCTACGGAAGACACTTTGCCGCCAAGCCCATCCAGCGCACCGCCCGTTTCGGCGGCTTCGTCGGTCACTTCCTGCAACCCCTCGGAAAAATCTTCCGAAGCCGTGCGCGCTTCCGCAAGCTGGGTATCAAGTTTTCCGATCTCGTTTTGCGTCTTTACCATTTCGGCCTTTGCATTATTGAGATTGGTTTGCATTTTGCGGATCGCCGGATCGTTTTCGTCCAACGCTCCCTTAAATTTCTTCAAGGCGGCTTCGGCGGCGGCAACCGTCTTTTTTTGTTCTTCAAGCCGCTTGTTCAAAACGTCCTGTTTTGCGGTCAACGCCTCTATGCTGTCTTCGTTTCCTGCAAACTGCGCGGCGACAAGTTTCATTTCGGAACCGATTTCACGAAGGCTTGTGTTTATGTCTTTGCAAGCGTTCCTATATTCTTTTTCGCCTTCAACCCGTATTTCTGTTTTAATTTGGTCTTCCTTGCCCGCCATCCTTAACGCCTCCCTTCCTGCGAACTTTAGGCATAACAAAACCCCTGCACCAACCTTCGCGGTCAATGCAGGGGTTTAAGGTATTTTATTTTGTTAGTGATAGCGACACTTTTTACACTCTGTATATCCTTTTTGTAAAGCGTGTTCTAACGGTATGTATTCGGGGTTTTTCATGCCGGAACATGTTTGTTTGTAATGGTATTTTTTCCCGCCTTTTTCAACATAGACTTTGTAAGTCTTTTTATCGAAAGGCGGCGCGGCCGCGCCGTTTTCCTGTTCGTTGCCTCCTTTTTTGCGATAACCGACAAGAAATAAAACGGCGGCAATCGCTATGCCGCACGCGCCCGCCGCTATGTTGCCTTCCGTGAATAATGGAACGGAAGAAACAAGAAACAGCGCGGCAACAATCCAGAGGATCAATGCTGTTTTCTTCATCGTTTGAATAGCTCCTTTCCCAATATGCAAAGATTAAAGGCGTAGTCACCTTTGGGATATTATACCGTAAAAGGCACGTTACCGTCAACGCGGCATACCCATCTTTGGCATATTGAACAAGGGGAAGGAACTACAACCCCCCTAACACGTCGTCAATGTCCGCTTCCTTTTCGTCCGGCTTGAAGCGATCCGGATTGAATTCGCGGTGAATTCTGAATAGCGTTGTGATCTTGTACGGTGTCATGCGCCACACGTCACATTCCGGCCACCGTAGCAGGGTAACGCCGATATAAAGCAGGCGGGCAAGGTCAATTACTCCTTGCCCGCGTCCGCGTTTTTTCTCTCTTCTTCCGCGGATTCCGGATCGTCTTCGTCTTCGTCGGCCTGCGGCTCTGTCGTGCCGCTGTTGCCAAAGGCGAAGGCGCGGAAAATTGCGGTTTTTACCTCGTTGAAGTTGCCTGTGTGGATCATCCGGCCTACTTCCTTTTCGGTCAACTGCTCTTCGCCGTCGCCCGCCCCCTCATTGATAAGCAGGGTAAGCAACCAGCGAAGATTTTTAATGCTGTCTTTGCCCTTCAACACTTCGTCCAGCCTGTCAAAGCTTCCGAACTTGTCTTGCATTTCGTCAATGACGTTCAGCGAAAACAGCAAATGCCGTTCTTTATCAAGGACGATCGGCAAACGCCCGTCTTTAATCGCGCTCATAACAAAATAGGGGAAGCCCCGTTAAAGGGCTTCCCCGTACCTCCTTTTTTCTGTTATTTTAGCCGCCTGTGCTTGCGTTGTTCGGTTCACGAACGGCCGTGAACCAGCTTGCCGCCGCCGCTTCCGTAGGAAGGGCGACATGTTCAGCCTTCCAATTCCCATCGGGCCGTTTGATAAACTGCCCCGTGATTTCGGGCGTTGCAAATTCAATGCCATCGCCCTTCGTGGTGTAACTCTCGGAAGGAATGGCGAACTTCACCTTGTAAAGCCAGATGTACTTATACATGCCGTTCGCCTTCTTCGCGCGGAAGCCGATTGCCATATAGGGGGGATCGTCTGCCTCGCCCGCGTACACAACGTTGTCGTCGTCCTGCGTCTGTCCAAGAATGGCCGCAAGATCGGCGGGCATAAGGTCATTGACATTCAAGGTCAATTCGCCGGACACGAATTCCTTTACCACTTCGTCCGCGCCGTCGTCGGCGTAAAGGATCGCTTCGGCTACCTCAACGGACATTTCCGCGCTGATCGCCTTTGCCATGCGCACGGGCGCGCCGTAGCTCTCGTTGCCGCTTTCGTCAACGGTGATCGGCGCACGGTAAAGATCGCGCAAACCAATAGTTGCCATAGCTTTTATACCTCCAATTTTTCATAGAATTTTGCTTCAATCGGTACGTGATAAAATCCGGTGTCGCTTTCGTAAACCTCCGGATCAACCACGATCCCGTAGACTTCCGCGGCCTTTAACGCCCGCACCGTCCGACGTAGCAGGGCAATATAATCTTGCTTTGAATAGATGTCAACCCTATACGTGTATTCCGTGCCGTGCATTTCGTCGTCGGCCGCGTCCCTGTCCTGCATTAAAACAAGCTGGTACGTGATGTATGTACCAGCCTTTCCGCGGAAAACCAGCCGTGCCACATTGGAGCATTGCGCGGCAAGCGTGGTTTTCAACAAAGCGTCAACTTCATCAATCATTTTGTTGTTCCTCCCATGCCTGCCGCATTGCCTCTTGAACGTCCGGCGCGGCCTTTTCATTTGAACTTGTGAACCACGGGCGCGCGGGCATGTTGGTTCGGCCGTATTGATGGACAAAACCAACGGTTGCGTTCCGCTCCCCGCGGCGGTTCTTTCCGTGCGGGTACACTTCCACGCATTGCGCGTCGCCCTTTTTCTTCACGGACGTTTGCTTTATGGAATTGGCAAGATCGCCCGTGCTTCGATCGCCCGTGAATGTGCGGCGTATTTCTTCCTGCTGGGCTTTCACCAGCACCGCGCCGCCCGCTTTCAGCATTTTCGGGATTGCGGCGGTTGCCGCGGCCTCCCTGCGCGTGATCCGCTCTTGCAGGCCATCAATTCCGGTTACTTCAAACCGTGCCACCGTCGCCGCCTCCTTCCGTACCCTCGGAAGATCCCGCTTCGGTGTCTTCCTGCGGAACAACGGGAAGATCGGTCAACGTCAATTCGGTTATTTCGCCGTTCGCGCTCATGTAGGTTCGCAAAACCTTGTAACGCTTGCCGCCGATCTCAACCAGCCGTTGCCCGTCATGTTCCGCGGTGTAAATATCGGCTTTTAGCTCCGTCTGAACGCCTGCATTCGCGGCCTTCCAGAACTCCGAATATCCAACGCTTTTCACATTCCCGAAAACGGTTGTTGCCGTTTCCTCCCGCTCCACGGGGAAGCCGTTTGCGTTCGTCGCGTCGGCGGCCGCTGGTTCGGATAACGCGATCAACGTTACTTCGTCACTCCACCGCATGATAATCACCCGCCAGACTTAAAGAGCATTTCAGATAATCATACGCGGCGCGGTATTTTTCGCTGTCGTCGCTGTACCCGAAGTTTGCCTTTGCGTAAAGGATTATTGCGCGCGTGATAAGAGGATCGGCCGCCGCGGGCGGTTCACCCTCGGCGGCCGTATTCTCTGGAACGTTCACACCGACAAGGCGCAAATCGGCTTTGCAAGCGTCGATCAAGCCTTGCACTTCGTCGTCGAAGGCGGTTGTTTTCACGCGCAAGGCGTTTTTTACCTTGTCAAGCATGGCCGCTTCCTCCTTCCCGCATTACTGCTTCACGATGGTAACAAGGGAATTCACGTCAATTACCTTGCCGTCAACAAGCATGATCGCCTTCGTCACCATGTCGTCGGTGTCGTTGTCCTCATACTTCTTTACGGTCATGGTGTAATTGGTGTTCAGCAGATAATCGGAAAAATCGAAGAGGAAGGCGAACGCCTGCCCCGTAGTTGCGGTTGCCACGGAAGGCACATAATCGCACACGATCACGGGACGGCCCAGCAAGGCGCGTTCCGGTCTGCCCGCAATGCCATAATTCACGCGGCCTACAAGCTGGCCTGTTTCGTCCACAACGCCGTAATACTGCATGAAGGTCTTTTTGCTCATGCACCACACGGCCCCGCTTTCGTATGCCTGCGGCAAGGCGGCTTCGGCGTTCACAAGGTCAGCGTAAGAAGGCGTTGCGCTGGTAATGGTCTGATCCGCGGCGGGGGTTTCGGTAAGAATGCCCTTCGGCTTGCCCGTGCCGTCGCCGCTGATAATGGCCTGTTCGGTTGCCTTCGTCATGGCCTCGACAACGTTGTTGACAAGCGTTGCTTCAAAGGCCGAAATTGCCATAGTGTCCATTTCCAGAGAAACGGCCACGGCGCAACGCAACTTGTGATACGCGAAGGTGATACTTCCGGTTGCCTTTTTCTGCTTGTCGCTTCCCGCTCCTTCGGCAACCCACACCGCTTCGGGCTTCGCGCTGGAAGTAGGCACGGACACGCCGCCCTTGTACGCCGTGCGGGTAACAAGGGGAAGGATCATGCCCACGGCCTCCATTTTCTCAACGATCCGGTTCAGAACGGTTGTCGGGATCACCGCGCCGTTTTCCGCGGTCACGGAAACAGCATCCGCGCGGAATTCCGCGGGAATAGGCGTGCCGCGAAGGGCATACGCCATGAACGCGCGACGGTATTCCATCGTGTCAAAAGGATCGTCTTCTTTGGCCTTCTGTTCACCGCCAGCGGCGGCGGGGGAAGGGAAGGAACGGACAACCGCACCGCCGCTTCTGCCCTCCGCAATGGAAGTCAAAAGGGAAGTGCGCTTTTCGGCCGCCTCGGTCAGCGCGGCCCGCTCTGCTTTCAGCGCGTTCACTTCGGTTTCAAACGCGGTCAACTGCTCCGCGGTCAGCTCTGCGCCCTTCTGCTCGATCTCGGTTGCGATTGCGGCAAGGCGCGCTTCGATTTCCTGCATTCTGTTCATTTGTCATACCTCCAACATAATTTTGATTTTGAGTAGTTGTGCTTGCCGCGCTAACGCCTCCCGTTTCTCGGTTTCGATCGCTCCGTCGATCCAAGAGCGCGCGGAAATATCGGTATCGGCGTTCGCGGGATAAGACACCGCGGAAACGTCGTAAACCTTCTTGATCTTCATAATCGTTCGCGTGTGCAAATACTTGTCGTAGAAGTCTTCGGCCACCGTGAACGCCCACGACATTTTATAGATCAAGCCTTTTTCGATCGAAGCGTAAAGGCTCTTTGCCTCTTCGATAACGCCAAGATCGGCGGCAATAAAAAGGCCGCTTTCCTGCGGCTCTACCAGCAGGCAAGGCGGCTTTCCCTTTGCCATTTTGTTTCGCGCGAATACCGTTCCGGCGTGATCGTACTGCATGATTACGTCCGACAAATCCGCGCCGTCAAGGGCGTTCCGGTCTATCATTTCGTAATACTTCACGCCTTCGCTTTCAAACAATTCATACGGTTCGTTGAACGTGGTTGCGAAGCCCTCAACGTAAAAATCCGTATCAAACCGTTTCTTCGGCGGTGTCGCCGTTCCCGTCGCCGTCGCCAGCGCGTCCGGCCACAACGCCGCCAGCGGTTGCGCCATCATGCGGTATTCCCGCCCCGTCACTTTCGGCATGTGTGTTCGCCTCCTTTCCAAGTTGTGACACTTCGATATATTCCTTGCGGATATAATACTTTTCGCCGTCCTCCACGTGCGCCATGTTCCAAATATCCATAACGCCGTTACGGTTCAGCAACCCGCGGTCAAAAAGTTGTGTCGATATGTTCAGCTTCGTTTGATTGCTGGCATATTGAAGCCTATTCGCCGTGAAGGTGATCGCGTTCCCGTGGGCGATTTCCCGCGGGGTAAAGGTCATATTCGACATGACAAGGGATAGTTGCAGGGCGAACGGCTCAATTTTCCCCTCATAAAACGCGTTCCATTGGTCTTCGTTGTAGCTGTTTTGCAGGATCGCGGCCGAAGTCCCGAAATAATTGAACACGTTTTCGTTGATCTGCGCCATCTGCGCGGCGTTCACGGTGAAAGGCTTGCTATCAACCTGTTTTACGTCCGCAAATTTGTTGTCGTAGATAATCATGCCGCTTTGATTATCTGCGGAAAGGTTGTCCGCGGTGAAGCGTTCCCGCTCCTTCGTGATGTCTTCCGGCGAAATCATGTTTGCGATCTTCGCAAGGAACCGGATCGAAGCCGAATTCTTCACGCCGTTTATAATCCCTTGATTGTGCGTGTGAATTAGCTTCATTGTGGGCCGCAAGGCCGCGTTCGTTTCCCCGAAAAAATCATCCTCATACTGAAATTGCGTAAGCACGCCCACGCGGTCAAACTCGATCGCCGCCCGCTGGCCGTTGGAAAACGTATAGCGCAAATACGGCGCGCCGCCCACGTCAAGCACTTCGCAATTCTGCGGCAAGAGGGGATAATACCCCACGATCCCGCCGAAATCGTCTTCAATTGGCACAATAAAAGCCGTGTTGTTCACGGCAAGGATCGTTGCCACGCGGTAAATGAATTTCGTTGTGTCTTGAAACGGATTAGGCTTGAACTGCAACGTTCGTTCAAGGTTCCTTTTTGCCGTTCCGGACACTTCCGGCTTCAATTTACTGCAAAACGTGGCAAAGGAATGTATGGCCGCGCGCGTGATTTCCATTTCATAGACGCTTTCGGGCGCATTCGTGAAAACGGGCGTGTACCCGTTAAGCATTTTGAAATAGCCCGTTGGAACAAGATTGCTTTTCGGCCGTTTGAATATGGTTTCAAATACTCCCATGTTTTAGATCACCCCGCATTTTTCAGCATTACGCCGATTTCGTTATAGTATTTTTGCCGAACGGTCATTGCGTCGATCACCGACACAAAGCCGTCGATCCGCGCCCGTTGTTCTATCTTCACGGGCCGGAATTTGCGCGTTTCCATGTTGTGCTTTAAGGCCACATTCAAGAAGTGCGCCTTTAACAAGCTGTTATCAGCAATCCGGAAATTGCCGTCAAGCAATATGCCTTCAAATTCGCGGATAACGCCCGCCAGATTTTCCCCTTGAAAAACGTCGTCCATGTGGAAGCCGTATGCCTTCATTTCGTCAACAAGGTATTGTGCGCTGTATCGGTCATAACCCACTTTCAACACGTAGATTTCGTATTTTTCTTTGAGCATGACGAACCAATTATACACGTCTTTGTAGTCAACATAGTTTTCGCCGGAAAGCGTTATAATGCCCTTTTTCACAAAGATGTCATACGGCACGCCGTCGATCGCCGTTGCCCGCTCGACGCGGTTTGCTGGCATGAAGAATTGTGTAAACGCATAGAGCTTCCCGCCCCGCTCCACAATGACGGTTGCCGCCGTAAGGTCTGTTGTCTGCGAAAGGTCAATGCCGCCCACGGCATAGGATTTCCGGAAGTCTTCAAGCGTGAGATCGGCCGCCGCTCCCTCCACAACATGCGCGTCAAGCCACGCAATAGAAGAATTCTGCTTGATGTTGCAATACTTCGTCAAGAATTCGGCCTTTTTGCTGGCCGACATTTCCGCAACCGCTATTTCCTCGCGGAAGAAATCTGCCGACACTGAAACG